TCAACTTTATAATCGTTGTAAAACTGAACCGCTTCTTTTTGTTCTGGAGTTAACTTTGAGCTTAACTTAAGGTCATCGTAATATTGGTTCTTCAGATTAGAAAGATTTGATTTAGCTTCAGCAATTGATTCTTTAAATAGTAATTTTTTTCTTTTTATATCTCGCTCTTCGTCAACTTCTTCGTCGTATGAAAAATTGTCTTCAATTAAAAAATCAATTTCATCAGTTGATAAATGCGGTTTTGTTTGTTGATAGTATTCACGCAGAAGCTGCATGTCATCCATACCATCATAATCTTTATTAAGATTTACATAATCTTCAAGGGTACCGCCAGTTTCTTCCATAAATTTGACTAACTTGTCAATGTTTTCTGGTAACTGATTGGTTTCTTGATTATTATTTACATCTTCCTCTTGTTCTTTAAGCTTATTAGGAATATCTTTTATTTTATCCGCTAATGTTGCTTCTTGTTCTACCGTTTCTTCATCCTGTACGAGCTCGAGCACTTGCTCTTCTGCTGCTCTTTCATTGTTATCGGACCGTACTTCTTGGTCCACTTTCGCGCTATCTCCGGTTCGTTCGCCCACATCCACGCTTGTTGTTTCTTGCTCTTGAACGGCATCTGTTTCTTCTGTTTGAGGTTGTTGTCTTAAATCTATTTTAATGGTACCGTCATCATCAACAGTAACATTACTAGGTTTCTCTTCTGTTTGAACTTCCGCTTGCGGTTGTTCTTCTACTTGTTGTTCAACTGTTTCTTGTACAGTCTCTTCAACACTGTTTGCTTCTTCAGCCATAATAAAATAATATAAAATTGGTTAAATAAAAATTATCTAGGTTCGAACATTTCTAAATTAAATCCGCTACCCATTGTATCATTTCCTGCAGATTCAAATTCTTGTTCACCTTTTCTATCTTTTCTTTGCTCTATAAGTTTAGATTGTTGTGATGCTTGTATACGAGTTCTTTCATCTTTACGATCCTCTTTATACTTTTCTTTCTTGTCAATCACTTCATTTTCTCTATCCTTAAGAGCCATATTAAGATCAAACTCATATTTCATAAGTTCTTTCTTAAGTTCTTTTTCTTGTTGCATTTTTTGCATTTCAAGATCATTTTCAATTTGAATGAGTTGTGCTTTTTGATTTGTAATAGCTTCATTCTTTTGAATTTCCATTTGCGCAGCAACTTGTGTATTCTGTGAATTAGCGTTTGCTTGTGCTTGAATATTACGTTGTTGAGATTCTTGATCTTGCTGTAGTTTCTTTCTTCTACGTACTTTTAATAATTGATTAGCAAGCTTGATATTTTTTATTTCTCTAATATCAATTGCATCTTCAAGATATATTTGGTCTTTTGCGAGTGCTTGTTGTATATTGTTTTCAAGCATTCCTTTTTCTTCTTCATCTGGTGACAATTCAATGTAAATACCAAAATCATGCAAATGCATATTTTTAATATCTTCTAATGTGCCAACATTAAATCTTCCAATGCTTGAAATAAATGCATCTCTTGTTGGTGAAAATTCTAATACATCTGATATTCTTAAGCTTATTGCTTCAGCTGTTTTAGCAGTTAGGTATAAGCTTGATTGTAATATATGACGTGTAGCAGTATTTGAATTTGCTGCTGCAAGCTTTTGTACACCGACCAGTGCGTTTTTATCTGGCATAGAACCATCTCTTGCTTCATTTAAGCCTGTTACGTCACGGATCATTTGTAAATAATAATTATAAGTGCTTATAAGTGAACTTATTTTATTATTACCGCCATTAGATGTTAATTCTTGGATTGGTACTTTACCTGGATTTAAATCGCCGTCCTGAGTCATTGATCTACCAATAACAGAACCCGTTTGGAAGAACATATTCAATGCTTCTTGCGGATTATAATTTGTTCCATTACCTAAATCAATTTCAGCCAATCCATCAGCATCTAAATAAACTCCATCAGGTATCATTCTTGATAATACTTGTTGTAGCTTTAAATGCGTTAATTGAATCATATCTGCAAAACCAGTTATACGGCTTACAAGAGATTCAATACGACCTTTATATATTCTAGGAGCAACAACATGGTAATTAAGCATTACTTTTGTAGTATCGCTTTTTGGTCTTACCATATTTTTTGCAATTTCCCATTTAAGCATTTTTTTAGTACCTAAAACAAATGCACCATCATAAACCACTTCAATTGATCTTGATTCTTTTGCAAATCTTGATCTATCATCTTTTGGAGGATTAAACTGATCAGTTTTTTCAATTGCTTTATCAGCACCTGTAGCTGTTTGTTTTATTTTGTATACTTGGTTCTGGAATGTTTTGTATTCAAAATACATTACATATACATGGTTTGTATCCTGCGCGTCTGCAGAACCATAACCTTTGTTATATAATAACGCATTACTTCCA